TCATTGAGGACGACGCCGTCTCGGATTTCGATCACGGTTACTTGGTGGTCTTGCCGGGCGATGCGAACAGCCGCATCTGGTGCAGCGTCACTTGGTCGCCGTTGATGACGAACGCCACGCTCGGCTGGACAACGCTGAAGGAGCCGCCGACGCCCGCGATGCGAACGACCCCGACTCCGGGATCTTCAGCGAATTCGATGGCACTGCAAGTGAAGCTAACGCTGCGCGACGTGCCGGCGACGTAGTCCTCTTTCCACGAGAACGTCCCGGTCTGCCCGCTCGCGGTTTCAACCACGAGGTCCGCCCCCTTGAAGTGCTTCAGCTTCGACTCGTCGCCGAAGTTGTTCCACTGGAGCGTCAGCGTCATGGTGTACGCGTTGCTCGCGGCATCCGGCGTGTAGCCGGTGTACTTGTGGATGCCGTTGGTGCCGGCGCAGTACCAATTGCCGTCTTTGTCGAACGCGAACGCCCGGAACGGCATGTTGGTGTTGTTCCACACCGTCGTAACCGGCACGTCTAGCTCCGGGATCATCTTCCGGGTGTGCAGGCAGTACGTGCGGTTCTGCGTCGGAAACGCCAAGACGTACCAGCCCTCTTTCGGGTAGTAGCCGGCGCGGATCTTCTTCGCCGTCTCAGCCGCGATGTCGGTGAGAATGTCGCTCGTGTAGAGCTTCGACATCTGCGGCAGCGCGAGAAGCGACGTGACTTGGCCGAGCCGGTCGATCCGGTAGACGCCGTTGTCGCTCAGGAAGTAGACGCCGTTGTCTGTGACGATCACGCTGTCGCGCGCGACGCAGCCGAGGTTGCTAACCGTGTCAGTCAGCGTCATGCTGGCCGGGTTGTTGTCCGCCGGCAGCGTATACAGCAGAATCGAGTTGCGGCCCAAGATGATGACGCGGCCGTACGCCAGCACGACGGCAACGATTGAATCCTGCCCCTGCGGCCACGCGTTGATTAGACTGAGGCTGCCGGCGTCACCGGAATTCCACGTCGTGCCGTCGAGCAGGTTCGACCACCACAGCGTGTGGCGGTTGCCGCCGGCGGCGTCGTCCGCCGCCCACACGCGGCCGTAGCCGGCGGCGACACAATTCGGACTACCCGACCACGGGGCGCCGGTCAACGCGGTATCGGCCCACGTACTCTCGTTGAGGCATTTGAGTGTCATCCCCGCTTGGGCGATGAACACCTTGCCGGACAGCGAGGCGAACTGCCAGTAATTGTTGGTCGTGCTTGTGCCGCTGTAGTCGTAGCGGGAGGTCAGCGAGGAGACACCGCTGTACAGTTTGCCGGCGGTCGCCGACAGCACCGTCTCGGTACCATCGGTGTGCCGATGAACGTAGAGTGCCTCGACGGTCCCGGTCAGGCCGCTCGTCTGGTTGACGAAGTCCTGGCGGCTCGTCAGCTTGCCGCTCTTGTCCACCACGCCGTTCGTCACGACGGCGCCGAACCGCGACTGCGTCGGCGCCTCGGCCGGCACCGTCGCCTCTTGCGTGTTCAGCCCGTGGCTGCCGGGCAGGTTAACGTTGATGGCGCGAAGCGAACCCATCTCAGACGACCGTCCAAGTGATCTCTTCCGGGGTGGTGCCCGCCTCGACGGCGATGGCGTCCGCGAGCGCGGTGCGATAGATCGCGTCCTGCGCCTGCACGCTCATGCCGCCGTCGTCCCCGCGCTCCGCGAGCATGCGCAGGTACGTGCCCTCGACCACGGGGCCGGTCGGGCACAGCATCACGTCGCCGTCCGCAGACAGGTCCGCCTGCGGCGCGTAGACGTTGAACTTCAGGGTGTACGCGGCGTCCGGCTTCGGCCACACGTCCACGTTCTGGTCGTAGCTGGCGTCGTAGCCGTTCGGCACGTAGATGGTGGGCGAGCCGGTCTGCGCGTTCTGCTGGCCGAAGTAGAGTTCGTTCAGCCACGCCTCGGAGCGCCGCACCAATAGCGCGCCGTCCGTGTAGTTCCACGCGTCGATGAACTGGACACGCGCCCCCGCGCCGGTCAGCGTGTACGTGACGACGTTGGCGCTCGTGGTGACGGTGTACGTCGCGCGCAGCGCCTTCCAACGCCACGCGTCCTCAACCTCGCGCTTGACCTCGTTCAGCACGTCCGCGACGTGCAGGATGTACTCGTCGGTCTGCGTGTCGATGTCGTTGGTGGTCGCCTCGCGCAGCCGGCGCAGCACCTTGTTCACGAGTTGCAGGTAGGTCTTGCCTTGATCCATTGCGGATTCCTCAATGCTCCCGGCGCCCCGCCGGGATGCCGGTGAAGTCGATGGCCGTGCCGCTCGTGGACGCTTGTTTGGTCCCGAGCGTCAGCGTCGCGCCGGCCGCGAGTTGCGCCGAGCCGACCGAGCCCTCGGACACGTTGAACGTCGGAGTGAATGCGCTGCCCATTAGGTGTAAAATTCCGTCACAAGAACAAGGCCAGCAATGCCGGCGACCCCTGCTCCATTTCCAGTTCCGCCGGTTCCACCACTTCCGCGGGCTCCATACCCACCGAAGAACCCGGCGCCTCCTGTGCCGCCGTATTGCGTGGTCCCCGCGTCCAAGCTGGCGGCCTGACCGCTTCCTCCCGTCAGATTCAACGTGCCGCCCGACGAGCCGCCACCCGCACCGCCCGCACCGCTCGTTCCCCCTCCTAGACCACCATTGCCCGTGCAATGAGACCCAAAAGAACTGTTACCTCCGGCGGAGCCGTTTGAACCGACGGCGCCAAGAGCGCCACCAGCCCCAATCGTGATCGTTTCCGTTGCACCGAGGCTTGCCGCCGCGATAATTTTGCGAGCATATCCGCCCGAGCCGCCGCCGCCACCCGAATGATTACCGCCGGAGGCTCCGCCTGCACCGCCGCCCCCGCCTCCGATGACTTCTACCAAAACCGCAGTCAGATTGGACGGTTTAGTCCATGTGTCGTTTGAAGTGTAGGCGCGGAACACTGGCGTAGCGTCGCCCGCCAGTTTCTCCACCGTTACGGTTCCATCACCGGGCGTCCCGATACTGACCGAGCCCACCACGATGAACTCGATGTTGTCCGTGCCGCTCGGCGGGGCCGCGCTGAACGTGAGAGTCGCACCGGACACGCTGTAGGTGTTGCGCTGCTGCCACACGCCGCTGATGAACACGAGGACGTTGTTCTCGTGCACCGGGGTCGCCGGGAGCGTGAAGGCCGTCGTGCTGCCGTCGCCGGACTGGATATCCTGCGCCAGCGTGCTCGTCGCGCTGCCGACCGTGGCGCCACGGTAGTTGAAGAAGTACCCGGCCGTGGTCGAAGTCGCCACGAACACCGGCTTGCTGATATGGCCGACCGTAGTCGGCTCGGTCGCCGTCATGGCGCCGGCCGTGCTGTCGGACAGGAAGTACACCGTGCCGGCCGTTAGGCCGCTCAGGCCGGTCACTTCCCCGACGAACAGCAGCGTGAACAGGTTCGACGCGCCGACTTCGGACACGATGCCGACGACTTCCGCGGTCGCGGCCGCGTCGGCCTTCGCCTTCGCGTACGCGCTGCCGGTGTGGTAGACGAGGTCGCCGGCCGCGAAGCCGTGCGTCGCCTGCGTGATCTCGACGCTCGCGCCCGCGCCGCTGCCGGCGGCCGCCCAGTCGGCGGCACTCGACGCGCCCTTCGCGTAGTACAGCGAGGGCTCGGCCGTATCAATGTAGACGGCCCCGACACGCGCTGGCGTGGACACCGGCGCGCCGGAGCCGCTGGAAATGATCGGGTATTGCGTATGGTCGTCGTCGGTGAGGCCGGCGAGATGCGAGCCGTGGTCCAGCGTCACCCACGCAGTGTCGTAGTCGGTGGCGCTCGCCTTGCGGATGAACTGGCCGGTAGAACCGCCGGACGGAACGCCGGGGCCGGTCGCGCCCGTGGCGCCCGTGGCGCCCGTGGCCCCGGTCGCGCCGGTGTCCCCGGTCGTACCCTTGTCGCCCGTGCGCCAGAAGCCGACGTTGAGGCCGTCGCCGTCCGTGAACGTGCCGCCGCCGTTGATGTACGTGACATCGACCTCGTAGTAGGTCGTCACGTCGCTGATGGCGTCGATCTGGTACAGCAGGTACTGGTTCGCGTCCGTCTCGGCGCGGAGGAACAGATAACCCTTGACCGTCGAACTCGAATCGTCCCACAGCACGATGAACGGCTCGGCGTCGTCGCCGTTCGCGTCGTTCACGCTGATCCACAGCTTCGTCGCGGACGCGGGCGTGGCGTGATTCAGGCGAATCTCGCCGCTGCCGATGCCGGCAGCGGCAGTACCCGAGTCGAACGTCCACGGAACACCGGCCATCACTACCGTGACGGACCCGGTGCCCGTGCCGCCGCCGGTGCGGTCGAGGCCGTAGTTGGGCACTACCTACTCCTTACTTTTTGCGCGAGAGGATGGGCCGCTTGGCCGGCGCGGGCTCGGTGTTGCCCGGCGTGAAGGGGATCGAGGTCTTGATCGCGTCGCTCGGCTTGGCGATCACGTTGCCGTCCGCGTCAACCTCCTCGTAGAAGGGGTGCTTGCGGTACTCCTCCGCCTCGTAGGCGAACTCGACCTTCGTGACGGGCGCCTTGCGGTTTTCGGTGCAAATGAAGTAGAACATGCTGTCGCTCCTTGGGTTGTTACCGCGTGAAGTAGACCTTGCCGATGGCGTTGGTGCCCCCGATGTCGGCCGTGAGCTGCTCGAATCGCACGGGCGGGGAGAAGTCGAGGACGGCCATGTCCTCGTATTCCGTATCGCCGGTGATGCCGGTGCGGATCGTGATGAGCGGGGTGCCGGTGACGGACGCCGCGTCGTACAGCGATAGGGTGACTTGGTTGGCGGCCTGCCCGAGCAGGACGACCTTGTGGACGAGCAGCCCGAACGTCAATCCGTTCGACGCCGAAGTCTCGTCCGCCGTGATCGTGTAGACGCCGCCGGCTGCGATGGGATCGTACATTGGACTACTCCTTGGT